TTAGGGCGCGCGGCGGATCGGCACCGGGATGTTGCAGATGTCCGCGCTGCCAGCGGCATAGATGTAGAAGGAGTCGCGGCGGTTAACGCGGGCCTGGACGTAATCGCGGAAGGACTGGCTTTGCGTCGAGAGATATTGGAAACGGGGCTGGTCGGCTTGCGGTAATTGGCTGGCAAGGCGGATGGTCTGGATCGGGGTGTTCTTCGCCTTGTCATTATACATGCCATTGCCGGGCGCGCGGGGGAGCGAGGAGAGATGCTCGATCCCCTCGATCACGCGGCCGACCACGGCGATGTTGCGGTCGAGCTGGCGGGGCGGGGTGCCGATGACGGCGTAAAGCTCCGCGCCGGTGCCGGTGTCGGGGGAATCGTTGCGGCCTACGCCGATTGTGGCGTAGCAATGGGTGGGCCAGATGCGCTCAAGGTCGGTCGCCATCGGCCAGCCATTATTAAACAGGCCGCTGTCAGCGTAGGAATCTGGCGCGCTTTCTGGGAGATGGGTGCGATCGCCAGCGACCATAGAAACCATAGCTGTAGCGAGGTCAGCCTTGCGGCTTTGAGGAAGTGGCGCAGTATACTCACTCTCCGGCACCACCGCCAAACCTTCCGGCAGGGGTTTGGCTTGGGGCGTGTCCTCATCGGGATCGCCAAATTGCGCCACCCAATTGTCCTGCACCCGGTATACCGCGCCACCATCCCACCAATGCGCGGCGGCGAGCTTGCGCATGTTGCCGATCCAGCCTTGGCTGAAGGGCGGGGGGAGGAGTTGGAGGATGATTTGGCGTGGTTTGCCTTGCGCATCGGGAGCCAGTGACATCACCAGCAGATCATCGGGAGAGATGCTCACCCAGTCGCTGGCGGGGGCGGATTTCACGATCTCGGGCGCGCTGCGCGGGCGGGCGGGTTGTTGCGCAGAGAGGGGGAGGGCGATGGCCGCCAGCGCGGCGCCGAGGAAAATCTTTCGCATCCCGGCAATGTGGCCACGCTCTTTGGCTTGCGCAAGCCGCAATCACTCGCTAGGGGCCTGCCTTCCAGAGCAAGATGCGGAGCGGTGGCCGAGTGGTCGAAGGCGCTCGCCTGGAAAGTGAGTATACGTCAAAAGCGTATCCAGGGTTCGAATCCCTGCCGCTCCGCCACATTTTTTCGACAACTTGTCTCTTGTGACGCCCGCTGGGCGTTAGGCGCGCTGTTTGTGCGGGGTTTGACGCGTTTTAAACCGTAGTTGGTGCGCTATAATCGGCCTCCATTGTAGCCCAAATGCGCTCGCTGTCACGCGGGAGTCTCTGCCGTGACAGGCTGGGCTACGGTTTGTAGCGCGCAAAAAATTCACGCAGATAATCACATGCAGAAAACTATAATTTATTGCGCCTTTTTTGCGTAATGTTGACGCGAAATAAATTAGGCGTATACAAAGGGGAATGACATCGAAAAGGGGGCGCCCCAACGCTTTCAATCAACCTGATTGCCCATTAGCCGCCGAAATCCGCGTTACTCGCGAGAAAGCTGACCTGTCGCAGGAAGAGGCGGCAGAACTTATGGGCGTTAGCAGGCGGACATGGCAACGGTGGGAGTTAGGTGAAGGTGGAATGCGCGCGGCCATTTGGGGGGAATGGCTTATGCGTATCAAAGCACCAGAACGAGCAATGCTGCTCATATCTCCTAGCCCTGAACAAATACGCGAGCGCAGAGTTGGGCTTGGTCTAACCCAGGTTGCGGCAGCCCGGCTGGCGGGGGTATCATATAAAACATGGCAGGATTGGGAAGCCGGTCGAGCAGCAATGCATGGTGCCATATGGAAAGACTGGTGCAGGGTTGTTGCATCATTCCAAAATACCTTTTCCCGCATAAATATTACTGGATAGAGGGGTAGGGCCACCCCAACTAGGAATGGCGCGCGCTCCCCGATTACACCGCCACCATATCCGTAAACGTGGGCAGCAGTGGAACGCCTGCGGGCAGGCTCACCCCGCTTGGCACGGCATCGGCGCGGCTCTCGCGCAGGATGCCTTGGATCGCTGCCTTATCCCCCGCAATCGTGCCGGTTGAGAGGGGATAGCCGGGCAGGTAGCGCACCCGGATGCCCACCGGCCCCCGCACTACCCGCTACCCCGCCCTCTCCCGGCAGCCACTAGCGCCAGTCCCGTCATTGCGGCGCGCGCGGCCATGCAGATCGAATGGCAAAACAGCCGCCCCGGCGCGCACACGGTTGAGCTGTGGCGCGCCGGTCGCTGGGGTGTAATCCCCATCATCGGTCTCCGCATTACTGCCCAGCGCTGAGGTGTCGTGTGCATAGGACAGCGTGACATTATACGCGCTGTCGATCCACGGCACCTCCGCCGCCCAACTGGTCGGCCCCGGCGTGGCATCACCACCTGTGTTGGCCGTCAACTGCACACAGGCGCCACGAGACCCAACTCCGCAGGCATAGCGCATGGCACCCAATCGGCGAGGCTGCTGACCAAATGCGGTGCCATTGAGGCTGGTCGGGATAGCAAACCAATAGGCAGGATTGGTCAGGCTGGTGCCTGCCGGTGCGTCCTGCTTGGCCTGATAATAGGCACTCGACCCATCATACAGGATCATACCCTGCGTATAGGCCGTCGCTGCCGAATATGTGCCGTCGTTAGATGACGCCGGGGTTTCGGGCGCGCCAAACGTGTCGCGTTTATTGTTGAGGTTGTGGTAGTTGCTGTAGTGCACAACACCCGTTTTGGGCGTTGGGTAGTAGCCCTGATCATTGTAGAGGCCGTTTTTACGCTGCCCCACAACATCCAGATGCTGCTCGATATAGCGCCTGATCTGTATGCGACTGCCATCTGCGCTGATTTTATAGAGCGGGGTCGAGGATGTTCCGCTCATGCGGACCAGCATATTCGCCGCCCACAGCCCATTGACATTGCGGTCTCCGGGATTGGCAAATGACAGCGCCGACCCGACAGAGGCGTGGATATGCACCTCATTGCTGAGCAAAATATAGTCCTGCGTGATGGGCTTATTGGCAAATGATGCTGGCGTAGATTTGATCTGCACCCCACGGACATAGCTGCCCATCAGCAGGCGTGGATAGATCACGGTGGTATTGCCGCCGAATGCCACAGAGCTGCCGATGCAGGACACCAGACCGCCGTAAATATTGGACCCGCCCAGCGTCTCCGCGCTATTTTGCGCGCCACCATACGTGACCCGCCCGCGCAGTATATAGCGCAATCCGCACCGGTAGAGCAGCGGGCTAGACCCCGCCGCGGAGTTACCCATCTCGGTGCAGCCGTCAAAAATCTGCACCACACAGGCGGCATTGGTCGGCTTAGTGGTGGGCGCCCCCGCCGCTGTGCCATCAACCGCTATATAGTCGGTGCCCGTCAGGCCAACACCGTCAAAATAAATGTTTTTCCAGCGGATTTTATTGGCCACGCCTTTATTGCTCAGCGTGATCGTAGTGCCATCCGAGATCACGCCGCGCCATCGGCATAGCTGGCTGGCGGCGCCGGATGCCGCCCGGATTTCCAGCGGCACCAATCCGCTGGGATAGGTCGCCGCATTGCTAAATGCTGCGCCGCGCGTCGAATAGGCCCCAGCATTGGCCCCTGCGGTAGACCCTGCCACATTGCGCAGCATGATCACACCGCCCGACAGATCGGAGTGCCCTCGGTTGGCGTTATTGTAGGTTTTGATCGCCACGCAGGCCGCCGCCACCGTGGCATAGCTCCCTGCCGTGCCGGGGTCGGTTGCCCCCGCCTGCACCGCCGCGCTGGCGCCCACCGTGCCATCCTGATTGACCCACGCATAGATTGGGCTGTGCCTGCCCGCTAGATCGATAGCCACCGGCAGGCCATCACTCGGATGGTTGGGCGTTGGCCACGTTTCAGTGGGCGAGTCCTTGCTATGGTAGGCAGGCCCGGCCCACGGATAGATGGTGTAGTGGAGCCGACCTGCCCCATCGGTCAGGCCCGTGGCATAGACCACGCCAGCATAGACCGGCGCGGGCGTGTCCTGCGGCGTCACATAGCCCGAGGCAGGCGTGTATTGAGACCGCGACATGCCGATCACGCGTGTCACCGGCCCGGCATTGCCCGCGCTGTCCTCCACCCATAGGTCCGCCGCCGCGATAGTGCTGAGATTGCGCGCATAGGCATCGCCCACGGCTAGCTCGACCAACAGGCCAGCGCTGTCGATGCGCTCATAGGGCGGATTGACCAGACCGCTCACCGGCGCCTGATATGCGTAGCCGGTATTACCGTTTTGCAGATCGAGCCGATCCGCCGCGCCAAACGACTGCGCGCCCAGTCCCGGCAGATAGCCCGCCGCGAGGTCCACGCTGGTGACCACATCGGTGTCGTGGATCTGACCCGAGAGGACGATCACATAGCGCCCGGCCACCATCTGGAGCGGCGTAGTGAGGTCGGGCCACGGCATACGCAGCAGGCCCCGGCCATATAGCGTCTCGCTATAAGCCACTCGCGTGGCGCTAGTGTCATAGCCATAGCGGGTGATGGTCACCGACATCTTGGTCGGGTCGGGGGTGCCCGAGACATTGGATTTGATCTGGATACCCGCGCCCATCATATCGACAAACACCGGGTCTCCCACGGCTACGGCAGGCGCAACAGCCGTCTGCGCCACAGGATAGAGGTCCGGCATGACGCTCACATCAAAATCAACAGGGCTGCCGCTGACTGTCAGCGACTGCGCGCTCTCACCGATCGCGTTGATGGCAGTAAGGCGGGCAAAATAGGTCAGGCCATTGGTCAGGCCATTGGCTGTTATAATCCCCCCGCTATCGGGCACCACCGGGCCATAGAGAGCCAGCGCATTAGCATCCAGCCCAATGTAGAGCCTATAGGCGGTAATCGGCATACCATTGTCCGCCCCCGGCGCCACAGTGTAGCGGATCAGCCCATTGCCCACGCTATATTTGGTGAGCGTGGGCGCCGCTGGCGCGGCAGGCGGGCAATAGAGCGCAAACGGCCGGATTTTGGTGGTCCCGCCCAGCGTCTCGGCCACCATCAGGGGCTGCTGAGTGCCATGCGGGATAGGCGCCGCCGCAGAGGCCGCGCCGGGCGCCGCATCCAGCGAGAGATTGGCATGCGTCCCCGAGGAGACCAGAGACAGCGAGGAGGCCGACCCCAGCAGGCGCGGGATCGTCAGCAGCACCCCCGCCCCATAGGCCACGGTGACAAAACGCAGCTCTCCCGCGCCACCCGTCCCCACAGAAAAACCCTTTTTGCGGCCAGCGGCATAGCTTTTGGTGTCCATTGATCCGCCCCTTATTGCCCAAAGTGATAGTAGAGCGTGCCGCTGGTGACAGCGATTTGGAGGTAATAGGTCACGCCGGTCTCCCACGGCGTCTCCACATCCTCGTTAGCGTTGCCGGCAAAAACGCCCCAGGCATCGCCCGCCAGCGTCAATGGCAACTTGGTAACCCCGCCATCGCGCGAGGAGAGCACGGCCACCGTTCCGGTCCACACGCCCCACAGGCGCAGATGCACCGGGCGGCCCGGATCAGGGGTGAGCGATGGCATGATAGCCGGGGTGCCCGTGGCCGTGCCATCCACCGGGGTGCTGGTGGCGGCGCCAAACGGCGCTGCAACAGCGCTCAGCAGAGCAGTCTGCTCCACTTGGTGGGCGGCGAGGGCGAGATCACTCAGTAGGGGGGTAGGCATATCGATTACTCCTCGATCCAAAATCTGTAGCTGCCAGCTACCGGCTCAATCCAAATCCATGGCCCCGCCACCGTGGGCTGATCGGCCTGGACAAATACTCGGGCGGCGGTCGCTCCGCCCGCGATGATCCCCGCCGCCTGCAAAACCGCGATAATGTGGGGCCGCAAAACCTCCTGAAACGCGTTTGCATCGGTGTTGTTGAGGCTCTCAATCGGCTTGGGCACATCAGCCTCCAATCGTCAGGATTTCGCCGCCAAAGCTCAGCGGCTGGCCATCCAGCGTCAGCAGTGGTGCGGGCAATGTGGTCGTGATCGCGTTGCCCTCGGCCACCCAGTCCTCGATTGTCGCCTCCCATTTCGTTTGCGCTGGATCGCGACGCTCAAAGGCGCGCAGGCTGGTCAGCGCCCCATAGTGGAGACGGCTACGCAGGCCGGAGGTGCGCGCAGGGTCCTCGGCGACCAGCACCCGCCGCGTCTCGCCCCGGTCCAGCTGGAGGTCGTAGAGGTAATCCACCTCATCATCGGTCAGATCGCCCAGGGTGAATTTAAACGAGCCGAACCGCGCCCCCTCCACAATGGAGACGCCGCCCGAGGGCAGGCGCGTGATCGATCCAGTGTCCTTGACTGCCCGCCCGCTGCCGATCTCCATATTATAGGCGGGCTGCCACGCCTGCCCCGCCATTAGCGCGCCAATCGCGATAGGCTGCTCTCCGGCCGCTTGCGTGATGGTCAGGCGGAGATAGCGGATATAGGCCTCATCCCCGGTCCAAAAAGCATGGCCATAGGCGCTCGTCCGCCCCGCGCGCTCGGGCACACGCAATGTGCCGTTAGGCGACAAAACCACCTCATCCGCCGCCGCCAGCCCGCCGCTGATCGCCCAAGTTGCGCCCCAAGACGCCCACCAGACGCAGCCGAGAAAAACAGTGTCTATGACCTGCGCCGAGCCGAAATCGATAGTGATCTCTGCCGCCGTGCCCGCCGCGCTGTCCTGCCAGATCTCGCGCGGGTCAGGCCGCAGCAGATTGGCAATTCCTGCCCCGCGCGAGGCGCCAATATTGGCGATACTGGTAGGCGCCATGATCAGGACGTTGGCCATCAGAGCCTCCTCAAAACTGTGACCTTGGACAGGCCCGTGGCGCGGTTGTCCTCAGCGCCGATCACAAATACATCTGCTCCGGTGTCGTAGCCGAGCTTGGGGCAGGTGATACGGATCACCTGAGCGAGGTAAGGGGCGAACTGCCCCACAAGCTGATGCTCATCCTGCACCAGCGGCGCCCCAAAAAATGCCAGATGGCGGGTGGCCTCAGCCTGAGCATCCGCGCGCAGGGCCAGCGTGGATTTTCGATCCAACACCTGCGCAGTTTTGCCCCAGCGCGCGAGCAGCACTGCATCATCGGCCACAGCCGTTAGGGAGGCCGATTGGAGCCATTGAGCATAGAGCGGATCGACGGTTGTCATGCCGCGCTCCCGCTGGTTGGTGGCGTCGGCCAAACCACATCGGCGGGGGTCGCCGCGCGGGTAATATCGCGCAGCGCCTGTCGATACGGCACCCATGCGGCGCGTGTATCCTGAGACACATCTGGAAATTGGGTCCAATCGCAATCATCCAGCAGCACATCACGGCGGCGTCTGATATCCATCCATTGACGATCTACCGATGGATCGATAGCCGTTGCGCTGACGCCATCATCCGTAATCATCCATTCGCCGATCCCCGCAACCGACACACAGCACTCGCCCTCACCGATCTGCGCCTGAGCTACATCATCTGGGCAGCGCAGCAATAAACGCGGGGGCGCACCAGCATGGCCAATTGCCCACCAGCCCGTCATACATACCTCCGAATGGTCACCATGCTGGCTTTGCCCGCCAACAGCGCCAGTGTGCTATCGGCGCTGCGCCAGCGGAATTTTACGGCATGCGTGCCCGCCGCGACCGTGGCGCGGCCCGAGAGAGCGATACTGTCCGAGATCGCCCCGGTCCCGCCCTCGGTGTAAAAAACCTCAGCCCCGTTGATGGTGATCTGCGCTTTCCAATCGCGCCCGCCGCTGTAATACCACTGCTTTGCCGCGACCAAGGCGATGATGTCTCCGGGATAGGCCATGGTGACGCTCAGTGTGATGGCGTCATGATAATCCGGCCCAGACCAGATCGGATTATCGTCCTCATCATAACCCAGAAATTCGTAATGAACTCCAGAGACAGATGCCCCATTATAGGCCTGCATCACCTCGGTGACCGCGTTATCCGTGATAGCAGGCGTGGAGACCTGACCCTCGGCTACGCCGCCGCCCACCGCCACAGTAGAGGCCACGTCCTCACCCGTCGGCAGGCTCTCGCTACCGCTGATCCCGCCCCATGTAGCGGTAGTAGCTGCACTCTCTGCGGTGGACTGTGCATTGGCGGCAGCGGTGGATGCTCCGTCCGCCGCGCTCGCCGCCTCGATAGCGGCTGCCGTGGCGTCATCAGCCATCAGCTTGGCCTTGGCAGAGATCGCATTGAGCAGCGATTGGCGGGTCGTATAAACCACCGCAAACGCCGCCCGAAAATCAGCCCCAACAATATTCGTATTGCCGGTGATATTTGACCACAAATAAGGCTCGGTCAGCCCTGTCAAATAGGTGTTGAGCGCCGCTACCGCGTCATCATAAGCGGTGCGCTCGGCGATGATGCCATAATTGCCCGCCTGCGCATCCAGCCCTGCATGCTCGGCAGTGATCACGTTATAATTGAGGACCGCGACGGACTTTTCGCCGGGCGTCAGCACATTGTCGCTAGCGATATCCTCCAGCGCCGCATTGGCCAGATTGGCCGCCGCCTGCGCTGTGCTAGCTGCATCGACAGCTGCGGCGGCGGCGGTGGCAGTATCATGCAGGATCTCGGCCAAACCGCTGCCATCGGCAAAACTCACATCCTCAACCAGCACTGCCCCAGCTAGCGTCCCACGCGCCTGCACATGCTCATTACGGCGATAACCAAGGCGGCGCGTAGCCACCGGGCGATAGGCCGCCTTGCGCGATACATCATGGCTATTGACCGCGATCACAGGCGCGGACCATTCCCAGCGCCGCAGCACAATCTCGCCCGCGCTATCGAGCACCCATGCGATGCTCGATGACCCCAGCAGCGCATCGAGCATCGCTGAAACCGTCGTGCTCTCGTCCACCGCTGTCCAGCCTACTGGCGCGGGCCGGTCGGCAATCGCCGCAGCGATAGCGCCCGCTGCGAATCCTGGCCCGCTCACCATCTCGACCAGGCGCGCGGCGATCTCGGCCGCCGTCTCAACATAGCCCGCGCCGATCTCCCCCTGAATGTCCGCTGTCAGATCACCCGCTGGCGCGGTCCACCATTTGACGCAGGCCAGCGATGGGCAAACGACACCGCCCCCCGCTGGTGCCGCCGCCGCCTGTAGAGCCGCAAACGTGGCAGGCGCGCTGCCCTGCCAATCCAGCAAGGTCAACGCCGAGGCCGCCGCGCCTTTATCGCGCACAGCGGTGATCGCCTGCAGCCGATGGAGCGGATCGGCGAACGCATAGATATTCGTGGCCGCATCGAGCGGCTTACCCTGCACATTCCAGATGCGACCCCACACGCGCGGCTTAATCGTGCCCGCCCAATCGGCTGGACCATCCAGCCCGCCCGTGCCGCCCCAGCGCGCCGTCAGCAGCGGCACCTTCAGCGTGGCGGCCGGATCGGCCAGAGCGATCTTGATCTTGGCGCCATCCACGGTGGCGGCCAGCACTTTACCCGCCAGAGCCACGGGCGGCAGCGCCCCCTCGGCGCCGATCCGCAGGGTAATGGGCGCGTCAAACCACACCAGCGAGGCCAGATCAGCCACATCATCCGCCGATGCCCCAGCCCATGTGATCTCGGCCGCCTGCGGCACTCCGCCCGTGCCAATATCCGTGCCATCATAGGCCAGTGATGTGATGATCGTCGGCGCGGCCTCAATGCCCGCCATCCAATGCTCGCCATCATAAAAATAGGGGTAATGCGCCCCGCCACCCGCGAGGCGCACAATGCGCGTGGTGCCATCGGCGGCGCGGCGCGGCTGAGCCTCGATCAGGATGAGCTGAGCCGCCATCAGGAGGTCTTCGCCAGCCCGATGAGCGTGCTGGAGGTGATGCTGCCACCGTCGGCGAAGATCTGCTGCAGGACCTTCAGCGTGATATCCAGCGTCGAGGCAATTTCGGCCAGCGTATCATTGCTCTCGTCGAGCTGCTCATTGGTGGTGGCCAGCGCATCAACAGCGGTCTGCGCATCCACGGTGGCCTGCGCATCGCTGATTTGCTTGTTGGTCTGAGCAATGGTGTCGCGGGCCAATTCCTCGATCAGCGCGCGGTCGGCTGCATAGGCGCTGCTCGTGCCATAGGCCTCCTTGCTCACCGTGTTGAGCTGCTCGAGCAGCTTGGCCAGCGTATCGCTTGCGCCATCCTTGCCTGCCGCAACATCGGCCTTGGCCGTAGTAATCTTGGCGAGGATCGCTGCGCGCTGGTCCACTAGCGACCCCTCAAACAGGCTGCCGCTGCTCATCTCATCCAGCAGCGTCTGCACCGAGGCAACCTGCTTTGCGAGCAAATCCTGCTGCAGCTTAAGCCGGGACTCGGCGTTGACCTTCTCGACCGCCACCATGTCAAAACCATAGTCCTTGGCAATCCGAAGCCGATCTTCGGCGGCGGCTTGAGCCTCGCGCATGGATTTCTCCATGCTGGCGCCAACCCCGCCAATGGCCAATTCCACCTGCTGGACCTTAAGCGCTTCGGAAACAGCATTTTCGATATTGGTAGAACTAGCCAACGCCTTTTGGACAGCCTTGGAGAGGCCTCTTACAGCCCCATCCGCAATCGCATTTTGGATCGCGACCAGCGCTGCTTGGTTGCTGTCGGTTCCGTCATAGAGGATGTCTGACCCGGCGCTGTTGGGGTAATACTTGTCCCCCACGCGGCTCGACCCACTGGCCGATACGCGATAATTGTCCTTATACTGGCCGATAGAGACCGCAAAATCACCAACAGTAGTGCCAAATTTGTTGGCAATGGTAGTCAGCGATGTGCCGACAGAATTGCCCATCGTGGTGAGGCCTGATGCCACATCAGATGTGCTAGCTGTGGTAGACGCCTTGCCGACCCCGGTGATAACCGTCGTGCCTGCCTTGGCAGTCGTAAGCAGATCGCCCAGCATCCCGCCGATGACACCGCCAATCATCCCACCGAGAGGACCAGCTGCGGCGCCGAGGCCCGAGGAAATAGTTTCCAAACCCTTGGACAAAAATTTCTTGCCCATGGTTTCACCGATGGCGCCACCGATGCCCCCGCCAATGGAACTAGACCCCGATCCCAAGATCAGCTTAGATGCCGCACTACCGGTGAAAGCCCCTTGCAACGCCCCCGGCAGCACCTCTTCCAGCTTGCCGAAAGTAGGCTTCATCCCGTCGAGGATTGTCTTGGGCAGGCTAACGCCCGTTAGTCCCTTAAACGTGCTGTTGAGCTGCCCCAGCAGCGGGCTTAGCGCACCGGATACATCAGGAGTGGCAGGAGTGGCCTCTGCTTTCTTGCCGGGCGCAGTAACGGTAATATCCTGGCTCGTGCCCGCCGGGCGCACACTGGCGGCGAACTGCTCGAAGGTCGGTGCACTGGCAAACACCGGGCCAGTGCCGACACTGAGCATCGCCCCTGATGCCGCCGAAATCTTGGCCATGGCCTCGCCCACGACATCACCCAGCCCGGTGATCTTGGTCGCGGTGGCATCCGTCGCGCTGCGAAAATTGCGGGTCGCCTCGTCCTCAAATGCGCGCAGGCTATCGCCGAACATGCTCTCGACAATGCGCTGGCTCATGATGTTGAGATAGCTGCCGCCCACATTCGACAGGATCTTATCAAACGTCGCCCGGCCCTTGAGCGCCTCAGACACGCTATCGACCAGCGCGGTGCGCAAGGATTGCGCCGCCTGCACATTGGCTTGGATCAGCGCCTTTTGGTCGCGCAATACCATGGCGCTCTGGCGCTGGGCCGAGACCGTAGCCAGCACAGCAGCCGTCTGCTCCTGCGTCAGCGGCCCCTGCTGCTTTTGCAGGCCCAGCACCACCTTGAGCGCCGCCGCCTCGTCGTCCCGGCCTGCGACCAGCAGCTTGTCTACCGCCGCAGCCTCGGTGGCGGTGCGCATGTAATCAGCAAATGGCTTGTTGAGGCTGTCCTCAATCGCAACTTTGGCCTTGGCGGCATCGGCTAAGATCTGGCCACTGTTGATGATCTGCCCACTATGTGCGCTCACATAGTCAACGATGCGACTGATCTCGCCCAGCGCCTTAAGCGCGGCCGTCTGCCCAGACACGGAGACCGTATAGGGTGCGCCAATCGTCCCGATCTGATCCGTCAGAGTCTTAGAGAGACCCGCCTGCACCTTGGCTTTTGCGGCAGTTGCCTCCGCGATCAGCTTAGGGCCAGCGCCCAGCTTGTCGCCCTTGCGCTCCACATCGCCGATGATCGCGTCGAGATCCCGCAAGGCCTTATTGGCCTTTTCCACAGCTGGCGGAAGATCAGAAAACTGATCGGTGATACTGGAGATACGGCTGCCGGTGTCCTCACCGAAATTGGCGAGCGAGGCGGTATTGTCTTTCTTTTTCTTCTTGGCATCACGCGCTGCATCCAGCGCCTTATCGCGCTCAACAGTCAGAGCGCGGAATTCGGCCTCATAATTGATGCCATTCCCAGCTAGCGCAGTCCCAATAGGGTCCTTAAGCTGCGCCCTGTAACGTGCATTTAGTCGGCCAACCGCCTCATTGTAGCGATCTGTCGCGGCAGTGGCGGCATCCAGCTCACCGGCAACCTTGCGCTGCGATGATGCTAGATCGGCATTTGTCTTAGCCTCACGAGCATCAGCCAAGGCCTTTTGATCAGTCGCAATCTGATCATTTAGGCTTCCGATCTGGCGATAATTCCAAACGGCATTTACAGGGTTCAGATTGGAGACATTCAGCCAGTCATCCTGGATTTTTTTGACGGCGGCGCGGTTATCGGCAATCCGCTTTTCCAGGATATCAATCGAAGCCGTAGCAGTCTGACCCAGCACAGCGAGAAAATCGCCCTGCACTTTGATGGCAGACCTCGTCGCATCGGTAAGCTGCTTCATGGCATCGGCGGCAGCGTTGCCTTTGAGCTTTACGAGATCTAGGCCCGCCGCGAAATCATAGGCCTTGCCTTTCGCGGTATCGCTCGCATCCCCCGCAGTCCACATCGAGACTGCCATATTGGCTAGCATGCTGGTTACGACGATAATCGCCGTTCCCATCGGCCCGGCCATGTATGCCGCCAGCCCCGCAAAGCGTCCGCCCATCTGCGAAACAGCATCGGCAATTTGACCGCCCTGGGTGGAGATGATCGAGCCAAGGCTCATGCCGCCCTGCGCCATCACGGCGACATCTTGGATCTGACGGCCTAGGTTGATGTATCCAGCTCGAGCTTGTGCCAGAGAGGTGCCGCCATTATTCAGGGCTGCGGCGACCTTGTCATTCGCGGCGACCTGCTCTGCTAGGGCAGCATTATTACCTGCCACCGCTGCTGACTGCCGTTGCAGCACAGCGCGCGCCATTTCTACCGCCCCGGCATAATCTCGCTGCGAGATCGTGCCATCGGCCAGCAGCTTTTCCGCCAAGTCAAGCTGCTGATTAAACTGCTGCTGGGCGGCATACATCGGGTCAAGTGCCCCGTGCAGTTGACCAAGCAGGCCAGCATAGTCAGCCGCCGCCTTAGCTAAGGCAGCACCATTACCCGCAACCGCCTGAGCATGCTTTTGCAGCTCCTGCCGCGCCACCTCAACCGCCGCCGCATACTCGCGTTCGGCGATCACGCCCTCTTTGAGCAGCAGCTCGGCTGCATCCATCTGCTCATTAAAGCGCTGCTGCGCGGCATACATCGGGTCGATGGCAGAGCGCAGCTGGGCGGCCATGCTGGCATATTGCGCGCCGCCCGCCGCCGCCTTTTGCATAGCCGCGGCATTATCGTTGGCGGCGCCGGCCGCGCTGCGCATGGCGGTGGCCGCATCACCATTGGCGGCGGCCATGGCGGTGGTGGCGCTGGCCACTTCGGCGGCGGCGGTGGATGCCCCTCGCTCCGCCCCGGCCACACCGGCCAGCGCATCCTTAACAGCCTGCATCTGGCCCACCAAGCCAGACCCATCACCCTTCAGGCGGACAAGGACATCAATCGCGCTCACCGTTTTTGGGTCTCCGCCAGCGCATTAAGCGCCGCGTGCTCCATCACGCGCAAATCGTGGAAAAGGGCAGGGTGCATGGTCACACCCTGCATCGCGGCGGTGGCGGGGATGGCGGCATAGTCCAGCCCCAGCCTCCGCCCGCTCATCCCGCACCATCGCCATTGCGTGCCCAGAGCCACAAACAGGGCAAAAGGCTGCACCTCATCAGGCGCAATCTCCACCTCGCCCGGCGCCTGTTGCGTTCCCGATAGGCGGGCCTGCATCCATGCGGGCATTTGAGCAGATTGCGTCATGGGGTCGGCTGCCCTGCGGGTGGCGCCGCCGCGCCCGGTTGCCCAGGCGCGCGCGGCCTTGGTCAGTTTCCCTCGCGGATTTCCGGCTTCGCATTGCGGCAGGCAACATAGGCTGCCCCAATAGCCACCCCGGCATTGGGTACCCGCAACAACGCCTGAAAATTCTCCAGAGAATATGCCAGCGCCTCGCCATTTTCCGCCGCGACCCCACGCCAATCTGCGACAACACGGCCCAACCGGCGCGCAGTCAAAACCGATTGCGGCTCCGCATCTGCCGCCGCTGGTGCGCTGGGCGCCACATCTTTCAGCAGATCGGCCAAGAAGTCTGGGAATTCATCCTCATCCAGAATGATGAAGCGCAACTCGATCCGGTTCTCGACCACAGTGCCATCTTCGGTCACACCGGGAAAAGTGATGGGCCACCATGCTGTGCGCTGACTAACGATACGAAACATCGGACATTTCTCCATGAAAAAAGAGTGGGGTATAATGGGGCCGGTTGTCATGGCCGCGTCCCCAGATGGGGCTCCCGCATGGCCGGTCCAGACACCAGCCATGCGATCAAAGCCGCTCGGGGGGTTATTTCGCAGTGATCTGCAAATCGATTGCGCCACCATCAATCGTGTGCAGCAGCTCGACGGTCCACATCACCAAATCGTCTTCCTTGCTCTCGGTGATGGCGGTGATCTGGGTCTTGGTGGAGGCGATCTCCACAATCTGCCCCGCCACCGTGCCATGGGTGAGCAGAAACGACACCAGCGCGCCACTGCGCAGGGTGCTGATGTAATCCTTGGTGGCCACATCCACCGCCTCAATCATCAGCGTGGATTTGACCGCATGGTTACCCCGCCGCACATAGCGGGTGCCTACCAGATTGCGCAGGGCCACGGTAACCGCCGCATCCGCCTTCCAGCTCTTGAGCCGGGCGGCGTAACCATCCAGCGCAAAATCCGTGTTGGTATCATTCACCTCCAGCGGCTCCTGCCAGCGCGACAGATCCACCGCACCCGGCGCCGCCTTGCTATACGGCGCCGCCGCAGGCACCAGCCCCGTCCAAGTAAACCCGATGAACGGATAGGCCCCAGCCGCAAAGTCCAGCGAGAACGTGCCCACAGACCCAACCGTTTTGCGCTTCTGGTCGCTCAAGAAATCATACTGAGTGAGCGAGCTGGCACCGCCCGGCGCAGCGAACACCTGCACAGCACTGGTGCCCGCTGTCAGATCGGGCGCCGCCATGCCACAGCCCTCGAGCAGCTCCATCCACGCCGGAGCCGTGCCCGCTGCGCCCGACCCGGCGATCTCGACCTCATAGGAAAAGGTGCGCCGCTCATTGCTCGGCTTGCTGGCCCGCGCGCCATAGGCGCCGCTATCCAGATTGCGATTGACCTGATCAACATCAACCGGCTTGCCCTGAAAATTGCGGGTCAGGATGCCATTGGCCGCCGCTGTGGGCGCCGCATCCGCGCCATAGACGCCCTCTTTTTTGGCGAGGACAACCGCCACCCAATCAACCATTTTGCGTCTCCGTGCCAGTAGGGGCGGGGGCGGCGATGGGCGCCGACCCCGCATCGGAGGCAGTGGCCTCCGACTGAATGCAGGGATCAGGCCGCCCCGCCAAAGCGCGCAGGCGCGCGGGGCCATTGATCGGGAGGCCAAATTCATCCAGCTCGCGCCCCGCATCATCGGTGGGGCGCGAGGCAGTGGGAGAATTGAGAGTATTGGCCGAAGGCTTCGCCTTACCCATGATCTATCCTTACCTGATAACAAGGATAGCCATAGAACAACATGGCGCATCAACTGACGTGGCGCGCGCCCCGCAATGTCAATTTTAATAAATTACAGCTAAACCTTGCGGATGCGCCGTGGAATAGTGAATTCCAATTTCCACGTAATACGTAAGCCGTCTAGCGAAATCAGCGCGCCGCCCGCATATTCGCAAATGCCCGATGCGCCGGGATGCTGCCATCCTACCAGCGCCTGCTCGATGCGGATGCAGGCATCAACCAGCGCCTCAGATGCTGCGCCCTGGTTGCGGACTGGCGCCTCAATCACCAGCACCACGCTAAATGTGTCAGCCACGCGCTGATCCACCCCGCCCGCGCCCAGCGTGTTGGGCCGCGCACTATCGCGCTGAGGCACGATAAATAGGGCGGGCGTTTGGCGCGGCCCCTGATCGAGCGCGGCCATCTCCAGCAGGCCCTCGACATAGGCAAAGCCTGCGAGTTTCAGCCGGGCAATTGTGGGACCAAAGGCAATCACGCCGTATCT